CTACGCTCAGCCTCAGGAGAGGATTTTTTACCGGGCATACTGTGGAATATAGGCTTCTTACACGAATCTGGTCCATGCGTCTTCTCACACAACTTCCCTCCTTTGCCGGATTCCACATCATCTGAATTGGTAAACTCTCCACACTGACCATTTAAGAATGCCTCAAAAGACCCCCTACGTTCCCCTAAGGTGTACTTCAGAATAATGGCTTTCCAGAACTTTCGGTTGAACCTTGACGACCTCAACAACATCATTTCTTCTGCTGTAATTCTAGGCCTCTCCGCCACCTTCTTCTTCTGGTTAGCACGATTCTCTTCCATCTTGGTGACACTGTCTCTTAAGGCTATTGCCTTAACCAAACATTTCGTACAGTTGCCACAAGATGAAGAGCATACTTCATGCTTGCAGGTCTTGAAAATCATAGCCTTCATTGCTTCTGGGATTTGAACTTTACCTGGTATCTCTAAAAGTCTTACCAATTAAAGGTTCCCCACTCACAATCTTGCGATTATTCAATACCATTACGAAATTCCTAACGCTTCTGGTGTATTGTTCTCGTGACTTAGTCCCCCATTGTCTCCCCCTCTGATATGATTCTGGTGGCGGCCTGATAAATGATGTGCGAAAGGCCCTCATGAAAACTTCAGGTTTACAAGAGAGCACTTGCCCACTATTGGTCTCAAACCCTTTGCTCCTGAAATAATCCACAAAATCTCGAGACCGATTTCTGGCACTTGCATCAGCTTCCGATTCCCCTTGTTTCTTAAGTAAGCGTGTCGGATTTTGGAATTCTCTAGGAACTCTCCTAGCAGGACCTGCCCATATCATGTAAAAAACATAAACCTCGGCTAACGAAGGCGGCTGGACCTTGGCATTACCTGATTCGTAATAAATTTCTTGATTGTACAAATCGTACAAAGCAAGATATTCGGAACGATATGGAAATAAACCATGGCCAGGCTTGCCCGACTTGTTAGAGAAAATTGAGTTTTTCACATCACTTCTGCTCTGAATGACAAAGTCGTAGTCATTTTCCTTAGGTTCGAACGACGAACTTTCATGTCTACTATCTCCTCTGTACGAGTTTTTAACCCTGTTGGCGGCTTCCCCTTCCTCATTTACGTAGTGTGTTTTGGTACTGGTCGTACCTCGAGAGTTGCGTTTCTTGTTAAGTAACGTATTCAAATTTTTAGTTTTAATCATATTACTTGTAGAATTGCCGAATGTGATTCAGCGCTAGCGCACTAAAAGATATTTCGCATCTTACGTCTCCTCTGGTGTAGTGGAGAGTATTGGTTTTATGGATTTCCGTTCCTTGTTTTACAGTTTTCTCTTTCCGTGGTTTCCAATTAAGGAGGACAGGATATCAGGATGACAATTGTGGAGCCACTCTG